TTTGATTTGTAATATTCTGGAGGGCCGAATCATGCAACAACTCCTCAAATACTGCTGTGTTCATTATGTGAATATGCCAAAGAAGGAAAAACTGATCGAGTTTTTCAAGAAGGACATTCCTGATTCTCTGTACATGCTGGGTGACATTCGCAAGGTCTCACAGAGTTTAACCTATCATGATCCTTCTGGTCGGCATGTACAAGGAAAGGAAGAATCTCTGGATCAATCCATCCATGTTGCCATTCGTGCCGCCTGGTTTACTCTATTTGAAAACTGGGGACTACAAGACGAACTGGATTTGGAGACCAAAGATGCCAATTTGGCAGGGCTCTTATTTCATCAAAATTTGCCCCTCTTTTTAGAAAGCAAGGCTGTCCAAAAGGAATCTCCCCTCCCTATTGCACCCTTTGAAGCCTACGAACAAATCTTGGATTACTTGCGGTGGAGTGATCGCGCCGATTTTTGGGCGTTTTTTCATCAATGCTGGAACCTGCTTCCCCTTTCCTATCGGCTCAAACTGAAATATCCGAATTTGTATCTACAGCATTATCGAAAACCGGCTCATATTCCTGAACCTTCCGAATTACAGTATACTATGGTATTAACAAAGCAGTCTGCCCTCTTTAATGCATGGAAGGAGATGAATCGTGTCGCAAATGAATATGATATTCCCTTTCGATGTGTGACCCAGTGGGCGACTCATCAAACGGGTAAATTGTATGATACACTCGGTGTTAAATTGGAATCTCCGAATTTAAATGATAGATCTGCAGAGGCTGTGTCCGTCCTAAGCGCTGAGAAGAGTGGATCAAAACCTGTTTCTGCTCGGAAACGGGTAGCTCGTGGTAAAAAATCAAATGAGTTGTAGAAAGAAGGGATAGACCTCTAATGGTTTCCACATCCGATACAAATAGGATAGTAGTATGCCCTTCTTGGAAGTTGCGAATTGTTTTACGCAGTGAAAATAGATTATTTTCTATTCTTTCTGCTTTTCGCCCAATCTTAATCATTTCCTCCAATAGCTGATAATAAATGTTATCAAATGAGGAATAGATAATAAATTTTCCATTTGGATGCTGCTTGCAGAGCTCTAGACACGCCTCCATTTTATTTTTGGCAAAAATAGTATCTTGTGATGGTGGCGAAGCCAGGCAAGTCATGGTGTTTGTATTTACATTTGCCCGACAGGTCCGGCATTTAAATGTCATCATCGTATTTCGCAATAAACATTTTGCGCAGTATAAATTATAACAACAGTGAACCATGCTGGGATATTCACAGGATTCAAAACAAATGACGCACTCATTTTCCTCTACCTTTCGATGAATGAGGGCGTGACGATGAGAAGGATGCCTTGAAATAAAATGAGCGACATCCGTCCATTCCACATGCAATGCTTGAAATAAAATGGGAATGCTTCGCGATCGAATAATAGGATCGGTGTGTTTTGCGGCATAATAGCTGGAAAGCGATTGCAATGTAATCGTGGGTCTGCAGGTCAGAACATCATACATCATATGGGGGAGTGAAATACTTGACTGAAGGAGTGCATTTGTATTTCGTAGAACAATATAGCCGCGATGGGTATGGAAAAATGGGAGATAATCCTTTAAAAAAGCGGAAGATGCAAGTGTACTATGATAATGGATCGTAATATCATTCAATAGCCATTCCTCCAAATCAGGATGAAGATGGACACGATCTCTCAAAAAAAAGAGGGTGCTTTTAACCAGGGTGGGATGTTTAAATAAGAGTGGAATCCAATTATTGGTAATGAGCCAGAGAAATTGGAAGCGTAGCGGTGGATCGGATGAGCGAATGTAAATGGAACTGGCTTCATCCATGATAATATTATCCCATTCAATTCCATGTGCTGTAGCATATTCTTGTACGAATCGGTAACATTTATTGGTCGTTAATACAAATTTGCTCTGTAGAATCTGTTGTGCCAGTTGATCTCCTTTCATGGTTCGTCTGGTTTCAATGGGAACATATTTCATGGTCGTATGTTTCTCAATTTCGGTGCGCCATTGAGAAAATAAGTGATGCGGGACGATAATAAGATTGGCGGAAGATGCATCGGATAGGCTTGTGAGTTGATGGGAGAAAAAGTAGGTAGACGAATGTGGAGTGAGTTCAGATGTCATTCGAGGAAAAGTGGTAGAATGGGAAGCAAGATAGGCGAGTACACTCAGTGTCTTTCCTGTTCCTGGTGGGTCTCCAATGATTCCCATTTTACCATTGATGGCTTGATTTCCAACCAAGAATCCTCGCGTCATTTTATCTCGATACAGATTCATTCCCTGTGCGAGGGCTGATTGATGTGGATAGAGTGTGCTTTTAATAGAATCATGTGTCATTTGTTTCAATGATGCAAGAGATTGGTGATATACTTGATTTAGTATCACGAGTTTATCATAATGAAAGTCTTCGGACATATGCTATAATCTATTCATCTCTTTTTTTATGCTTTAGGTTATAATAAAATTCTCGTAGAGAGGGATCTTTCACCCAATGCTCCAATGAAAAAGAGGACTCTCTCATGGCGGAGGAATGTGATACTTGCTGCGCTTGTTGCTGCGCTTTTTGCTGCGCTTTTTGATCTTCTCGCATTTTCATTTTATCGAACGTATTGCTATCATGGCAGATCACCAAGATTGTCTTTTTCGGAGTCAATTGAATCATCGGATGCTGATACCCATCCAAAAAAGAACTCTCCTCTCCATGGGTCACAAATTCATTATACAGATGGGTATCGGAGTAACTCTTTCTCCATGCCATGGTTCCATTGGTGGCATGTCTCGAATGATAAGGACCCAATGTGTGAACCTTCTGTGTATCCATGTACCATAAATGCATTTCGGAGGACCCTGCCAGTTTGATGTTGGGATTACTTTTGAATTCTTTTACCACATGGGCGACACGATCAGGTGGGTAAAAATCATCATCATCCATGGCAATGATAATGGCACCCTTTGCCTCCTTATTTAGCAGATTACGCTTGGCACCGATTCGCAGCTTCTCCTCATACGTCAAATAGCGAAGGTTAGGGATGGTGTTGGCCGCCTCTGCAAATAGATCACCGACCTTGTCGCGCCCATCATCCAGAATGATCCATTCCATCTTCTCTTTGGGAAAGGTCTGACTGCGATAGATTTGAATGAGAGTGGGGATAAACTCGCGGCGATTGTAGGTAGGGGTCACAATGGAGACTTCTATCATTGGGATGTAATCGGGATAATTGTTTAAGTGGATGCCTATGGTGCGGTAGGCGCTGGACCAGGCGGGTTCAGTGCTGGTGTTTGTTGCGCTGGACCAGGCGGGTTCAGTGATGGCGGCATTGGTGCTGTTGTTTGTGCCGTTGTTTGTGCCGTTGGTGCTAATATAAATGCTTGTGCGTTCTTATCATATTGTACGCTTTGTATCCCCTCTTCCGCTGGGAATACTATTTTATTGATATCGGGTTTCATGCTGTGTTCTGCAATTCTAATAAATTCAGACTCTCCTTTTCCACGATGCACCCGAATAATATACTCTTTCTTTTCATGATCTATTTTCAATCCTGGCATATGCATTTCAAATAATGATTTGGTTACATTTGCAAAATTCTTTTTGTATGCATCATATCCACTAAATGGATCGGCACTCTGTAATACATCAAAATACTCTACCATTTTCTCTCCAAGGTAATATGCTTTTTTTAAATCCTTTTGAAATGATTTGTCTGCAAATGCCTGGTCCAATGGTGTATCGCCAATATCGGGTGTAAGATATCGAAGAGGCCACATTTTATTATAATCGGTAGACCATGGTATAAACGCATATATTTTTGGAAAGAATCCACTACCCTCTCCTTCACTCTTTTTATATTTATTAAAGGCCCATCGTATGAAATAGTAGATAGAAATGATAATGCGAAATGGTAAAAATAGAACACAAAGAATCAATATGAGAATAAAATAAAATAGACGAACTGCTGGTCTGTAAATGATCATTTCATTGGCGACAATTACCGCAAATAATATCGGGATGATGACGATAGATGCAATGTTTAGATAATACAAAATCGTTTTACCCACTGTGGGTTCCGTAGCAGCTGGTGCTGGTGCTGGTGCCTTGAACGACCCTACCAATTCCTTTATCGTCTCGAAGACATCATTCGCTTTACTTTTCAAAGTCTCCATAAATCCACCTGAATCCGACATTCCTATGACAAGGATGGATTTAAATGGTATCGTAACAAACGAGCCCTTATAGCGCATATTTTAGGCCACCCATGCCCGAAGAAATGTTTACCCAATTTAAGCTTTCCACATAAATGACAACATCATATTGGTAAAAACTATTCGAGGGTAGCGGAAAGACATTCAGGTCGACTTGAAATAATTTAATTCGACTGCTATTGATACTTCCATCGGGTTGTGGTGAAGGGGACATTAATGAAAAGGGGTAGACAATCAATCCTGGATCGGGAATACCTATCAGATATTTCCATGGAACGACTTCCGTAAAGTATTCGATCGGCTTCTCTTCTTGTAGCAAGTTTCCATCGCCCAGGACGGATAGTGCTCGAAGAATCTGCCGTTGACCACTAAGAACCTGGACGCCCGTGGCAGAGGTAAGATTATAACTGGGCGGCCAAACCGCTGCATAAGTGCATGAACTGATATTTGTTCCTGATCGAATAAATGGCGTTTTTTCAGGATTGATCCAATTGGTAAAATTTGCCACTTGATTGCGATACAGCAGTGAATCCGATCGCCGCGGAAGAATGATGAGACGCTCAATTGGGTTATGTGTATCCAGTTCTACAAATTGTCGTGCAATGAGCCCAGGAAAGGAATAGCTCGTCACCTGTCGCACCAGATATTGAAGGGGTTCAGCCGAAAACTGAGCGCGCTCATCATCTGTTACATAGACATAGGTTAGCTGAATCGCAGGATTAAGCGGCCATGTATTTAATAGCGGATTGGGTGTTCCAATATCGGTTAAAAAGTTATTAATGGTCACATCTGAAATATTGGCTACTGCCTGATAGTATACATTTTGTGGCTGTAGACAGGAAGGAGAGGGATAGTACTGATATCCTGGCGCAACTTGATATCCATTGATATCCAAAACCGTATAGAGTTGGTTAATGGGGCGAAGGGTCAGCTGAACTTCGCACTCATGATACTGAAGCGACACGAGGGGAAGCGATTCAAAGGTCGATTCCGCAAACCAGAAGGGCAGCGGAACCTGAAGGCGGCGACCCTGAATGGATGGGCGGTTCACATTCTGCGGTGGAGCGGTTGGCACAAGGCCTGGGCCATTATTGTTATAGACCAGTGGATATCCTATTCCTGTCGAGCCACCTCCATAAATACCCTTCGAAGGATCATTTAGCTCTAGTGTATCTCCCACCAAAACTCGCCATTTTTGATACGAACGATTATCCAAGTCACATTGAGCCTTTGCAATCATGTATGATCCATCAAATTCTTGGATTCGTTGACCTCCAATATAAATCCCTACACTTTGTATGATTTGGCATCCAATATACTCCGCCCATGCAAAATTATATTGAGACTGTCTTCCATTTTGTGGTAGATTTTCAATATATTTGCAGTAAATGTCGGGTAAGTCAAATGTAAAATAAATGTCGCGAACCAAATCGGCAATGCGCTGAAATTTGTATCGAACCTGAATCGGCTGATCGTATGACAAACTCTGCGGACCATCCATCGAAAATGTCACAGACTCCTCGGCAAAATGTGCGTATTTCTTATAGGTTTTATAGAAATAGGTAAAACTGGGATTACCACTTAATAGCACATTTTGTGCTCCGTATGCTACTAAGGAGAACAGACCACCTCCAGGCATCACTAGTGTTATTATAGTTAATCTATTTGCCCTTTAGACCTACAGATTGACTATCATTACATTTATAAAATTAATACGATTTCGCCCACCATGTATCCGATAAATAGGGTGGTCGATCATTTAGCAAGGAGGAATCCATTTTCGATGAGGGGCCCTCATTTAATAATTGTTGAATTTCAGCATAGCAGAGTGCATAACTGAAATAGTACAGACGACTAATCATACCCTGTGCGCCGCCAAATACATCAAAACCATTCTGATCCACCGATTCAAGGGTTTTTGGTAAGGTGATTCGTCTCTGGCTGAAGCACACGATATCTTGAAAGTTTTGGTATGGCGTGTATCCGTCAAATGAGTATTTTTTCGCCAAATTACCATTGATGTAAATTTCGAGCGCATTTTCTCGGCAGACAATCACCACATGCACCCATTTTCCAACGGGGATGTTCTCCACCTCCACATAGTTGTTCCATGTCTTGTAGGTACTCATATATACACGAAGAGTATTGGTATCGGAACGAAGATAAACACCGGGCCCTAACAGAGGAAACTGCGAGGAATATCCTTTGTGGAAAATGTGCTGTAGACCATATTCTTGTCGGAATGTGGACGGATTTATATTTAAATAAAATGAATAACTAAATTCAATTCCACTTCGCTCATTTTTAGACAAATGAATCGGCTTTGAACCAGGGACATTTGGGTTTTGTATGATCGTTTTCGATTTGTCATTCATGATATAGGTATGGGGCAATAGCTCCGTTCGATTCATTGACATACGATTGTAGTAATTATAAATCACTTCGATGAAGATAAAAACAAGGTAAACAACAACCGTTAGCAGTGCTGCATATAGAATTTGCTGTCCGCCACCGGGTGCCTCACCCGACTGTGATGCATTAGTTCCACTCGGTCCAAATGGTGATGGCAACATGGATCTCCTTTTAATTCATTGTATTATTTATTTATGAATTGGACGAAACCTTACTGGATACGGAGGGGTCAAAAAAGGAAGAGAACCACGCGCCAAGAGAGAGAATGGGCTCAGGACCCGCCATATAATTGGTATAGACTGCCTCGGGGTTGAGCGCGCGATCATACATGGTTGTGGTCGACATCTTTCCTCCAAATCCACCATGACCCAATAGGGTTGCACGGTATCCGCTTGCATCCACCTTAAATGGTGCAGGCAATACACATGAACGAGACAACTTGCCATCCAGATACACATCCACTGTTCTTCCATTCACTGCCACCGTAAGACAGATCCAACGCTGCAGGTCCACTTCGGGTAGATCACACAGCGGTGTAGACTCTAGTAGACCCGAGTCCATTTGAATGTCCGTAAACATCTTATTATACTTTTTGGTAGCAAGTGTATCACATGGTGTACCATTC